GCTCCACTAAGTCTTGTTCTTGCTTCCACTGCTGAGTTGAGTGGAGTGATTACAGCAGTTGTGATTGCTGCTGCGATTAAAAGTGCTTTTTTCATGATTAGAATTTATATTTAGTGCCAACTTCAAATTTCCAGTCTCTCTCTGAATCTGGTTCCCACTTATGCTCAAACTTTGCTTTTGCAGCAAGTGAGTCAGTAAGTTTAAACTTAGAACCAACTTCGATTACTTGGAATCCTTCTGCATCTTTACCATCTGGTGATACAATACCACCACCAGCTTCAATATATGGTTTTAATGATCCTACTTTAAAGGTTGTACCAATTCTTGCTTGGTTAACCATCTTTGAGTATCCATCTTCGTTACCTTTAAATTCGGTTTTAGTGGATACATACGGACCTGCGATTGCGGAAGGAATGAATCCTAAACCGAGCAGGGCAACTGCGAATGCTTTCATTAGTTTTTCTAGATAAACTATATTATATAACAAAAATAACTGTATCTTTAACTACATTTAAACTTTTCTTAATTTTTGTTCCCTGACATAAAAAAACCCCTACGATATGTAGGGGTTTATCAGACAAGTATGGGTCTGATTATACAGACTTAGCAACTTTCAAGCCTCTGTACATGAGTTCATGTCTTTGGCGCTGTGCTGCTTCTGCGAGTACCTTTGCGTTGTACTCCTTTGAGTCGTACTCGACTCCTCTGTATGTGACTTTTGCCATTTGGTTTCTCCTAAAGTAAGTGGATTTTAAGGCCCCGTTCCTTTAGCGAACTTTTGCGTCCCTTTCGGGATGAACGATCCGTTCCGAGTCGGCTTACTTGCGTCCTATGATATAAGTTTCACAATCACCTTCGACTTTCGTACGGAGGTAATCAAGAAGGTACTCCTGTGCATCAGAACCAAGAGTTTCATCGCTGAGAATCTCGATTCTGTTCCGATTCCAATCTGCACATGACATATCCCAATGGAATGAGTTATGCTCAGAGAGGAGTAATGTTAGGAGACTAAGTTCTATCATAAGATGAACGATTGTGTTAATTATAACACATATGTTAGTATTTAGTCAAGTTAACGGTATCTTAAACTACATTTTTGATACATTTTTACGAAATCTTAAGGTTTGTCTTTTATCTCATCACCTATCACTATGCTATCTAGGCCAGACTCATAGTATAGACCCAAAGCATCTCCGATCCTGCCTGCAATTGGTTTTCCACCTTTATTCAAGGAGGTATTCAGTAAGACAGGAGCACCAGTTAACTTCTCATATTCCTGTAGTAAAGTATAGTAATCTTCTTGTTCTGGAGATACGGTATTCACTCTACAAGTACCGTCAGCATGAGTTATACATGGGAATCTATCTGGTTCTAATACATCCATGACATATAACATGTACGGAGAAGGACCATTCCAATAGAAATACTGTGATACTTTATTTTCTATTACAGAAGCTCCAAAAGGTCTGAATGGTTCTCTATGTTTTACCTTGTTATTAATATAATCTTTACCATGTTGATCAAATGGATTCATCAATATACTTCTATTACCTAATGCTCTGGGGCCTACCTCTCCATGTCCTTGATACCATCCGACAATCTTTCCCTGTGCTAGTAGTTCGGCAGTGTCCTTGATAGTCTTTGTAGATGGTCTGCTAGTTGGTGCCTGATCATCTTGCATGAAAGGGAATCCTTCTGAGGGAAGAGGCATCAAATTATGTTCTCTTCTTAGAAACTCTATCGCACCAAGACTCAGACCTTGATCGTATGCGTGTGGAGGTATGACTAGATTGGGTATGGCATCTTTCAGTACCTTATTGATAATAGTATTCTGTGCCACGCCACCAGAGTATCCTACAATGTCATCTGGTCTAACAAACTTTTGAAAGTGTCTTAGATATATTTGTTCTGTATATTCATGTGCTGTATGGATATAATCCATAATGTATTGTTGATCATTGAGATGTCGATCTATTACATCAAAATCCCATAATATTTCCAGATCATCTATACCTAGACTCTTATCACATACGTCTGGATTATGTTTACCAAACGCTTTTAGAGCCATGATTTTCCCTGCCTGATCTAAATAGTGACCACCCATCTGTAAGGCAGCACCCATCCTAGTCATAATAAATCCAAGACTAGGAGAACCCTGTTGACTTGGAAATATACCTTCAGTCTTACCATAGTCTATGAGTTCGTCATCTCTCCACACACTACGATACATCCAATCATCACCGAATCCATCAAAGACAAAGTGAATATTTGGTTTGACCTTCATAGGCCAGAAACTTAATGTATGTGCATAGTGATGATCTATTCTATGAATAGGGCATCTAAATCCTATGTCTCTGAAAAAAGGTATATCTACTACTTCTGATATCTCTTTAGAATTTATGGCAATGGATTGATGTACGACACCCATCCTTTCATATTCGGTTCCAGCACAATCCATGATGATGCAGACACCATCAACAAACCAAGGTTGAATATTCCAATCCTCTAATATTCTTGTCCATTCATATATGCCATCTTCAAAACCAACATGCTTACATTGATAATCTCTCTCGAAAGATCTGTATCTTACAGTTTCACCATCATAGTATGTTACGTTTGCATCATGAGCATCTAATCTCAGACCTAATAATTTCATGCGACCCTACGGCTCAAATTTTTACCCGAATTTTTTTTCCAGCTTTTTATGTTTTAAAAGCTAATTTTACATGCCAGGTGGTCTTGATGGGTCTGACATAGGGGCACCCATTCCAGGCATACCATAACCACGATCCATTCCACCACCACCCATGCCTGGAGGCATACCAGTTGGGCCTCCAAAGTTTCTATTCACACCACCGTCTTGCATCTTCTCGAAACCATGTTCCAATTTGTGTTCTTCCAAAGTTTCTTTCATACTATTGATAGCCTGTTCTAGTTTATTAATCTTAGCAAGCATCAATTCTAGATAATCTCTATCTTCCATGTTTAGATCTGTTTCTAATAATGATTTGGTTGTTCTCGTAGTCAGGAACGAAGTCTAATACATCCTCTGATGGCCAATCCATCTCTTCATAGAGAGCATTAAGTCTGTCCATGTCTTCCCAAAGATCATTGACATGTTCTTTTGGTGTTGGTCTAAACCAATCCTCTTCTGGTTCTAAGTTTCCGTGTCGTGCCATGTTACCTCCCTAAGAAATAGTGATTGATAATTTCAATCTTCTCATGTGCTTGAGCGATAGAATTTATTTCACTGTCTATTGCTGCCATGATATCAGGGTGTTCTCCTATACCTACAGGGTAGGTAAGGTACACTTCGACATTCTGCTTATGTTTGGCGATTAAACCTTCATAATAATGAATTTGTGACTTGAGAATGTCGTCACGCAAATGTATCATAATTATACTAAATTGTATTCTTGTAAGTATTTAACAGTATCGGCAGCGCCACCAATGGTATATGAGTCTACCGAGACTTGAGGGAAGGTAGATCCCTCTCCAAACTGAGAGTAAAATTGTTTCTTGTCGAAGTCTCGATCAAGTTTATATTCTACAAAGTTTAGTTCTGCTAATTGTAACACAGAAATAACTTTCTCGCAATAACCACATCCTGATTTTGAGTAAACGGTGAAATTCATTTGGTTTCGTAAGTTTGGAACCACTCTTTGAGTGTTGTTTGATAACCAGATTCACGGTAACGAGGTTCTTTAATCCCCTTCATTGTCTTGTAATCATTGTGCATCGCTTGGAGTAACCATGCCTGTGCCAGTTGATGTGGACCCTCCTCCAACAATCGGGTTTGAAATTTCGATAGACCAGCCTTCATGTCCAAATACTCCTTTCTCCACGATAATCGGTTCTCTTCTGTCATCTTGTTCCTCCCAGAGTTTTTTGATTTGTTCTGATTGTTTGTCAATATCTCTCATTGCATTGGCAACCTTGACTTCAATCCACTGTTGTTTCAACCATTCGATGAAACCTAGTGCAAGGTGTTGTACAAATGGGTTCTTGAATTTTTTCTTTACCCATCTCTCAGCTTTATCATACCAAGGGTCTACGCCTTCCCCGAAGGTCTTTTCAAAGGAGAATAGCACCGATGATAAACCCTTTAGCGAAAGCAATGCACTTCATTTGATAGTCTGTAAGACCAAACTTATCTTGAAATTTTTTTGCCATTTTCTTATCCCATTCCTTTACATGGTAAAAACCATGTACGATAGGATTCATTTTTTCGTGGTCTCCGCAAGACATAATCTTATCCTAAAAAAACTATTTAGATTATATCATCTCAATCTAAAAGTGTAAATGTGTTTGCCTGGCGTGTTCACATAATGTGCATCCCCTGACTCCAGTGCATCTCTAAGTTTCTGTGCAAATGGTTTTAATTTATTCTTATACTTTGTTCTGATTGCCTTATCATGATAAGTTTTATCTCCATATTTTATGAGTCTGCCTGGCGATGTTAGTCCTTCATGTTTGAAATTTGTTGCACGATATATGACTCCTGTATGACCGTGGTATGCGTCTGCATATGAAACAATAATCTTATGATCAGTATTCTTTTTTAACCACCTCTGAGTCTTTCCTATGAAGTAACTCTCTGTACACTTGGGGGTGGCATCAATGCAACATAGTCTCCTAAGTTCAATGACATCACTCTCACTCTCTCCATACTTCCTCCAAGCATTTGCCATACCCAAAGGACCATATATCATTGCACCGATCAAGGTGTCATCACAATACAATCCAAATACATGAGATATTCTGAGTCCATTAACGCTCTTTGAGTAGTGCCATGTCTCTATAAAATCTCTCACACATTGTATATTAGTTACCTTGACATCAAAATCTGTTACCTTTTTACCCAAAGGAACTGAGTAATTACCATACAGAATTGATTTCAGCATCTTCTATTTTTTTCCAAATTTTGCCACCACCATAAAGGTTGTAGGTTTGTATAGTGAGCAGCTTCTTTGAACTCCTCATCATTATACAAGTCAAACTCATGAAGAGGTTTAATATGATCAACATGCCAACCATGCACACCATGATTATCCCAACTCATTATTTCACCTGTCCTTGGGTTAGGGTAAAACTGAGATTCTAGATGAACAACTAACTCATCAAAGGTGCATCCCAATTCTTGTGTGAATCTTTTAGTTGTCTTTTTTCTATCTAAAACCTTATTCAATCTACCACGCATAAGGTGTTTTATTTTAAATGCAGGATCATTATGATATTTTTCATTTAATTGTTTATGAATTCTTTTTTTAACGCCTGGTTTTGATCTGTATTTTTTATCATACCCACGTTTTTTTGCACGAGTTTCTGGCAGTTGTCTATATGGTTTTTGCCAAGTTTCATAAGCACAACTTTTACAATATGATTTCTTATTGTAAAAAACTTTATGAGAATTACTACTATAAAACTCATCAAGAATTTTTACTTCATTACATATTCTACATCTTCTCTTTCCTTCCTTCTGAAGAGAGTGAAGTTCTTCTCTATATGCTTGTTCTTTTTGATGTTCTTCCCAAGTACCATTACGTCTATGTCTGTGTTCTATTTCACAAGGTTTACATTTACCTCTCCTATGACCTTCTTTAGTAGCAATTTGAAAATTTTCTATGGGTAAGATTTGCTTACACATAGTACATTGTTTGGTTTTACCAACTGGTTTACATTCCATAATATAATTATTATACCATCAGTGAATTTGTTTGTCCATAGGAGTAGTGGGAATCGAACCCACACTGTAGAGATTTTAAGTCTCCTGTCTCTGCCGTTGGACTACACTCCCAAGGCGACTCAGGTAGGACTCGAACCTACAACCAATTGCTTAGAAGGCAATTGCTCTATTCCATTGAGCTACTGAGTCGAATAGGACTACCGAGAATTGAACTCGGTTCACTCCGTTATAAGCAGAGGGCATTAACCAATATGCGATAGTCCCTTCGACTCAGTTACTATGACACAAAAAAAGACCCCTGTAAAGGGGTCTTTGATTAGTATATCTGATCAGAAATTATCCGATAGAAGGTGCTGTTAATGCAACCTGTGTAGACTCTGCTGATGCAAGGTCTAGTGGGAAGTTGTGTGCATTTCTTTCGTGCATTACTTCCATTCCAAGGTTTGCTCTGTTAAGAACGTCACCCCATGTTGGAATGATCTTACCGTTTACATCTACAACTGATTGGTTGAAGTTGAAACCGTTAAGGTTGAAAGCCATTGTACAGATACCCATTGAGGTTAACCATACACAGACTACTGGGAACACTGCTAGGAAGAAGTGTAGTGAACGTGAGTTGTTGAATGAAGCATACTGGAAGATAAGACGACCAAAGTAACCGTGTGCAGCTACGATGTTGTATGTTTCTTCTTCTTGTCCAAATTTGTAACCGTAGTTCTGTGATTCTGTTTCTGTTGTCTCTTTGATTAGAGATGAAGTAACTAGAGAACCGTGCATTGCAGAGAATAAAGATCCTCCGAACATTCCAGCAACACCAGCCATATGGAATGGGTGCATAAGAATGTTGTGCTCTGCCTGGAACACGAACATGAAGTTAAATGTACCTGAGATACCTAGTGGCATACCATCAGAGAATGAACCCTGACCGAATGGGTATACTAAGAATACTGCGAACGCAGCAGATACAGGTGCTGAATATGCAACGCATATCCAAGGTCTCATACCTAGTCTGTATGATAATTCCCACTGTCTACCCATGTAGGCAGAGATTCCGATTAGGAAGTGGAAAATAATTAACTGGTAAGGACCGCCATTGTATAACCACTCGTCTACTGTTGCTGCTTCCCAAATTGGGTAGAAGTGTAGACCTATAGCGTTTGATGAAGGAACAACTGCACCAGAGATGATGTTGTTACCATACATGAAAGAACCCGCTACTGGTTCTCTGATTCCGTCGATATCGACTGGAGGTGCTGCGATGAAAGCAACGATGAAACATGCTGCTGCTGTTAGCAGGCATGGAATCATGAGTACACCGAACCAACCAACATATAGTCTGTTGTTTGTTGATGTTACCCACTCACAGAACTCAGGCCATCCCTGTAGGAGAGCACCGCTTCTGCGTGTGATATTTGAAGTTGTCATTAGTAGGACGTTTTTAAGTAGGGCTCAAAGGGTAGAGCGATACTTTATTTCCATCAATCCCTTCACTGATGGATATTAGAGACGAGGTATTATACTGCCTATAGGTCTCGGTTTGAGAGCAGTTGTGCATTGGATGGCGATCATTTCGAGTCCTTTGCTAGGTGTGTTGAAAACAACACCCTTCCGTTATTTATATTAACAAATGTTTACAAATCTGTCAAGTGTTCTTTCTTTTTTCTTAATTTTTCTATGAAATCTTCGTCAGGCGTGAATATAACAGGGCCTTCGTAAATCCTTTCTTCTAGTTCTTCAAGTAGTGGGTCTTTCTCTGGGGTCATGATCTTTCTTTAGCGGTTTTCCAGAAGTAATTTTCTTCCGACCCTAACCCATCACGGTCATGGCCATTCTCTACCTGATAATAAACTGTTGAGACCTTGAAGTCAGGGTCTTTTGGTTTCTCAGGTGTTAAACTATTGTCAAAAATTCTCATCCTATTATTAGGATACAAAGCGAATTGTCCGCTGTCAAGCTCTATTAGATTATGACTTTTATGTTCTGATGGTTGTTCACTTGTAGAGTAATCTATTGCGTCTACGTCTTGATGATAGTTGTCAAGTGTACAAATATATGTTCCTGTTTGATTGCCATAATCTCTAGTCATAATCTCATAGTGCATTGAACCAATGAATTGTTTCTGCACTGCCACGACTCCATAGTCCATGCAATTCCAGAACTGTAAGTTGTGTAACTCCATGTCTGGTTCTGGTAACTCAGGTGATGATACGAAAGCACTGATGGGTAACTTGTCATACATCGCCGCATAGTCTGGTAGATATGTTTCAAAGTAAAAGGCACGGCCTGGAATTGATTTACAGGATACCCAATACCCTTCTACAAATTCTCCGTGTCCACTCTTATGATCTGTTAGATATTCCTTTCGCACCCACACATGATAGGAGGGTAGATTACAAATTAATGCTGGCATCTTTCATACTGAGGTGGTGTATAATGATCATTCCAATGGCGTATATTGCCTGCAATGATGAAGCAGTTAGTAATGACTAACTGTAAAAATATAAACGTTCGGATCTTTGCAATGGTGTCTGCTTCCTTATCGGACTTACCAGACTTTTCTCCAAGTGCTTTAGCCCAAATTCTCCATAAGTTTTTCACACTTATATTCTACATGCCTTGCCAGAAATTGTCCACTGGTTGAACATTTCTTGATGCCAAATACAAACTTATATTAGTGAAAAACCAAAGGACATTTATAATCCATGTCTGTTTCCAAAGATACTTTCTATTTGTCTCTACTATAAAAATATTTCTTTCGTTTCCAGTTGGTCTTACTACTTGTTCTAGTATCAATGCGACCACAAATCCAATTGCATAGATGTAGAAGGCAAAGTTGAGGAAACTTGATGTTGTTATTAAGAATGGAATCATCCTACCTCTTGTAATTTTTGTAATTGTGTTGATGCTTGCATCGGTGCCACATCATTTAAACCATTGGCATCGAACCAAGGAGCGTTCTCCCAATCGAAACCTTCACCAAATGTATTGTCTGCGTTTGCAACATACCAATGACATGCTGCGTCTGGGATATCTACTGCACATACTGCCCAGTCATCTGTCCACTGAGGAACTTGAACCCAGATAACAGGTTCTGCCTCAAAAGCATGAGTCAATGTTGGGAAGGCAAGAGAAATAGATATGATCGATATGATCGACCAAAAAATTGTAGGAATGTGTCTGAGAGGTAACAAGTATTCTTTCTTGTATGCCTTCATTACATCATGATAAGATTGTGGTAGAACGTCTGCCATCATAGTAGTCCTAAAGATCCTGCTGTGACCCCGACAAACATAAAAAATCCAAACTCTGCGAGGTCTTTAGAGCCTGGTGGAATACTGTTTATTAGTGAAGCGAGGAATATCATGCGAATACGAATGACATTCCGCCGCCTGCACATGCGACTAGACTTATTAAGAATAGACTTGATGATGCTAATTTGACTTTCATTTTATGTGCCTTGTGGTAGTGGAACTAATTGTGAGTCATCGACCCTCATACCAATACCGCCGCCTTCGTCATCATCGTCGTCATCATTTACTGCACGGAGTAATAACTCTATGCCAACTAATGTGACCACTGGATAGAAACACCATAGTATTGCTTTCCATATTGTAAACGATTCAGCTGCGTATTGGTATTCAACCATGTGTTGATTTGTTAACTTTTTACTTGTTTTATTTAGTTTTGTAAAGTTCTAGGGTAAAAAAAAGTTCCTAGAACATTCCGAAGAACATGTGACCTGTAAGAATGTCGGATGTTGCTGCTGCAACTAAACCTAACATTGCTAGTCTACCGTTCCATCTTTCAGCGATAACCTTCTGTTTTTCCATTAGAATATGCCTGGGATGATTTGTCCTGTTGTTGCGTAAGCGCCTACTGCTGCAACGAAACCGAGCATAGCTGCCCAACCGTTAAATCTTTCTGCTTCTGGAGTCATGATTGTGTCCTGTGTTAGTGTTTACTTAGAATATGCCTGGGATGATTTGCCCAGTTGTGATGTATGCACCTAGTAGTGCAACCATACCGATCATAGCCCAACGACCATTAACCTTCTCTGCATTTTGAGGATAACCTTCGTATGAAACTGACTCATCAATGTATGGGCGAGTTTCAGTTGGGAAAGCATTTTGTCTTCCACCTGATTCAGTTGTAACTGTCATTAGATTATTAAGTTATGTAACATTATTATATAGTAAATATTAAATTTTGTCAAGAAACTTAATAATTGAATATTTCTGATCCCTAATATTTTACTGCCAATATTCGTCCAATACGTCAAATACTCTGTTGAGATAGTCGTTTGCACCTTTACATTCCCATTCGCCTTTCTCTCCTATCTCGCACTTGTAGTGCAGTTCTCTCTTGAGTTGCATGAGTTTGTTAGTCATTGCTACTTTGTCTAGTCTTCCGTTCATGATGGTCCTCTGGGTGGTGTTGTCAGATATACATTACCCGATATTGTAGTTCCTTCATTACCACTTGTTACAAAGTGTTCTATCCATGAAGGGAATATAATAATACTACCAGCGGGAGCGTTAGGAATGAAGTCCATAGAGATGGCGGTTCCATACATCGCCCACTGATTCATTATCAATTTACGAGAAGGGTTCATAAAAACAGTATTGGAATGTTCCACAGACTCTACAATAACGAAACTCCATTGAGCTCCAGAATGTATATGTGGATCTTGCCAATCCGATTTCGTATATCTGTTACGCCATACCTGTCCAATTACAAAGTCATCTGGTATGAATTGTTGTATGCACTCTGCAATGAGTCCTTTCACATATTCATATGATTCGTCTGTAAACTTGTCACTTCCTAATGTTGTAGGGCATCCACTCAAGAATGTTGGTTGATAATCTTCTGACACCAATTTAACTTTATCTAGATCAAGTTGTTCAATAAAAAATGGTGCAGCAAATATAGCGTGTGGGTTTCTCATACTATAATTTATAATAGAAAAGAGACTCTCTACTTTGTAGGAGTCTCTTTGTTTTTATATGACAACTTTACTTAGAAAGTAAACTTAACTCCACCTTTAGCAGCCCAGTCAACTAGGTCTTCGTTAGTTACAGCAGATAGTTCACCGTAGAACTTATCATATGATGCACCAACGTATCCAATTAGTTCAACATCACCAAACTCATCTGTTGAGTCAGAGTGTGTAGCTGTAGGGCCACCAGCAACGTAGTAACCGATTCCTGATTCTGTTGTCCCTTCGTAACCGATGATTGCTTCTAGAGTTCCAGAAGAATATGCACCGTCAGGATATGAACCAGACATTTCAAGGTTAACGTAAGGGCCTGCAAATGCGGCACCAGATGCTAGGAGAGGGGCAGCAGTTAATGCTGCAATTGAAGTTTTAAACATTTTTCTTATTAGTTTACTTGCTGAGTGTTTACCAGCAGATGATAGAAGTCTCGACATGACTTCGTGTTAGGTTGAACTGAAGAGACCTAGCGCGAGTAATTGAGGCATTCGGAATACACGGTTCGCAAAGCGTCCTTTGCTTCTCTTATATAGTATAACAAGATACTGGATCTTGTCAAGCCCCCTGTCCTTTATTTCGGGGATCACCACCAGCAATACGTCCTAGATAGGGGTCAAAATCTGACAAGATATCAATGGTGATCTCACTTCCACGAGTTGTCCATAGTTCTCTGAGTCCATCGTGACTACCCCTATGAAAGATCTCTATATGTTCCTCATGTATGGAGGAACCCAACTCAATTTTGTATAGTAATATCGGACAAGCGTAGGCGGCACCTGAGTTGTAGATCAAATCATCAGCAACAGGTCGTGGTTTCACGCCATTATCCAGTTTATATTTTGATCCCCTGACATGTAACTTCAGTATCTTCTCTGCATGGTGTCTTGTAATCACATAACATGCAGTAGAAAAATCATTGATGAATCTTCTATGAACTTGTACATGTAATTCGCCAGGGCATATAACTGCAAGTTGTATAGTATCCCAATCATATGGCATACGAGATAGAAACTGTCTCCATGTGAATGTCCAGAACCTTGCAATACTAATATCACAATCATCTTCCATGATGATGGCATAGGGATGATCTGTCTCCTCAACAAAATGTTTCAATGCCTTAAGGTGTGATGTCACACAACCAATCTCCCCAGGCGTAACACTCTCTGGATACTTTCCAGATATAATATCACTGAGATCATCTCCTGTTGATGGTCTACCATCATATGCAGAGATGCGAGTATAATCTTCTATCTCCCACTCTTTAAGTTGATTAGCCATCCACTCCATTCTTTCTGGTTGATCGTCCAGATTAATGATGTATAGTGGGCCGAACCCTTTTAGTTTATATGCAGATTTATTTGACATCGAAAAAGAATGTTTGTGTGAGTCTACTTGTTTCTAGTGTGTTGCCAAAACCAGGCAGAATACTTCTATGATACAACACTTTGCCCCGATACGCAACCAATCTATTGTAAACATTTCCTACACCAATATTCATATCACTCTCTTCATCTTCATATATCGCTGTTCCAGAATCTAGAGGAGGATTAGGTGTCAGATATAATACTGCTGCCCATTCTCCTTGTTTTTCTCCCTGACTATCTCTATGAACCCAAGTCTCCGTACCTTCCATACAAGATTGAAAACAAAGAGTGTCTTGTGTCATGTCCCAGACTATCTCCTTACATCCAAAGGCGATCTTTAATTTATCTTCTACTTCTGTCTGTAAATCTCCTCCCAGACGCATTGAACGTACGCCTGGCACAGACGGTTGCACTCTGTCGAAATCCAAACCTAAGGCATGAAATCTTATTCTGTCAGGATCATCAAGAAAATTATCTATTACAATTAGATTACGATCCATCCGTCACAATATAAGTCCTTGAGATTTTTATCTTTATAATCTGGCCCGAACCATTGTTTAGGTGCTACAACTTTTCCTCTACCATTTTGTAACCATGCACCCCACCATGATAGAGATGAGTTGGCAATAATTGCACCAGAACATAGACTCATAATACAGAGATCAACAAATGGTTCATAAGATCCATCAGGATATTTGTCTGTTGGTTCTGATACTAGGAATCTATCATCAGCAAAGAACTCCTGTTCGTTTACCCACTCAGGAGAGTCTGAACATACTACTATGGGTTGATCCTCTGGGAACTCCTTGAGCGCCTTCTCATAGTATTCTACAGGTTGTGGAGGGTGTTGACCAGAACATTCGGTGTAAGACCATTTGAATCCTCTAGCATCTACTAGATTAGGATCTCCTCTTCTTACATGTAGGAACAATGGTGCCTGATCTAGAGACTCTATCATCTCTTTACATGGTGTCAATATAGATTCATGAAAAGTAAAATCTCTTCTGATATCTTGTTCTATATTTTTAAAATACTTTTCTGTCTGAAAGAATCCAAATAAACTTACATCATTGGGGCACATTCTGTGAAGTTCTTCATCGAACTCAAAATGTTTTTCGATTACAACAGGAGCGTGTCCTCTATCTAAAACTGCAAGGTTACTTCTTCCCACACTCTCTAATGTGAATGCTCTATGTAAACTATAATTATCCACTCTCTTAGATTCAAAAGGTGGAATACCAAATTCATATCCACGCATCGCAGAGATACCTCTAACGGCAGCATACTGAAACATTTGATTACCTAGTCTGCCTAGGTTTCCCATTTGATTAAAGGCTAGCATTTAGTTCTTTCCCCCTGCGTTTAATGTAGTCTAGCTTTCCATAGTATTGTGTCAAAGACTCTTTATCTTGAGTCCTAATCCAGTTCCACAATCTATCATTGTCTTGGAACTTTGGATTGTGATAATGTGAATTAAATGTTCTGCCATGTTCAAAGTGATAGATGTCATCTATGACTCTGCCAACTTTGAATCCAAAAAGATTTAGTCGGTAATAAAACTCACAATCTTCTGCACCCCATGAAAGAAATTCTTCATTCCATAGTCCAGCAGATATCTCACATGATTTAGTTATCATTTGACCCCATCCAATAGATGAGGGAATCCTAACTTTAGCATCTTTCAGAACTTCGTAGTCAGCGTCAGTTCCATCATGTGATGATAAAAACTTATCTAATAGTATGTCTGAATATGTGACCGCCCATTGATATATGCCACATCCAAAAGGATAGACAGCATCAGATCCTTCTTTTGTGATAGCACGATAGGCAAGTTCATGTGAATTCTTTAGGACAACAACGTCCACATCATGATTGTATAGAATAGGAGTATCAGCGGCAACGCATAAGTCATTTAGTATCCTCGTCTTATGAAAAAGTTTCTCTGAATTTTGTTCAAAGATATGTTTTAATTGTGAAGTATCTCCCACATATTTTTTTATACGAGGTAAGGCACTCTCACTAAAGTGTGATTGTGTGTCAACTTCTTTTACTAATACCTTTGATTCGGGAAAGGTTTTTAGTATATAACTAACCGAAGTTATGACATTTCTTAGCCTATCCTCGGATTCGATCCTACATGGTAGTAGGTAGGTTACATCCTTCATTCTTCTATGTCAAAATACCATTTGATCTGTTTAATATAATCGAATGTGCAAGATAATTCTATGTCACATTTCTTGTCATACTTTCTATCACACAAGAAGTTTCTTAACTCTTCCACAGATGAAAAAGTGCCTTGATATTCTTGTTGTTCATTGTATAATTTATACTTCATTATTCTGGCTCAATATATGAAGGATCATTATGTAATTTAATCCAACGTGGAGGGATCAAATCTTTCATGTCATACATGTCATATTTAATTCCAAACCAAGGATCAGGAGCAACAACTTGCCAATGTCTTTGGATAGAGTTTTTACCCATCTTGTCGCCACCTTTCTGTAACCATGCACCCCACCATGATAGAGATGAGTTGGCGATAATACCACCACCGCATAGTGTCATAAGACATAGATCAATGTAAGGAACAGATGCACCATCTCCAAACTCCTCATAAGAAGCATCAGAGAATAAGAATCTATCTCCCTGTAACCAATCCTGTTTCTTACACCAATCAATAGTGTCAGAAACTACAATGACATTTTTATCTTCTGGGAACTTTGATAGTGCCTCAATATAATATTCTTTCTTACATATAGGATGATACTCTTGCACCATCTGATAAGACCATTTTTCTCCCCTTCTGCCTGTCACATTAGGATTACCTCTGCGGACATGTAGGAAGATGTTATTATCTTGTCCACCGTTCTCTTCAATAAACTCTGTACAAGGTTCTAGATATTCTTTCTTGAATGTAAAATCGTATCTGATATCTGCAGCGATAGATTCAAAATAATATTCTGTTTGGAAGTTACCAGAGAAGTTAGTGTTGTCTTCACACTCATTATAGATCTTCTCATTGAAAGCCATGTCTCTATAGACTTCCTGTTTATGAAAGAATGGTTCTCCCTGATTTCGTGGGAGACATCCATATAATTCAAAGGCCTCAAACAAACCATAGTTGTCTAACCTATCTGCATCAGGGCCTGGAATAACCCAATCGAATCCACGATTGGCAGCTACCCCTCTTACGAAAGCATACTGAAACATTTGGTTTCCAAGTCTACCTTCGTTACCTAATCCTTGAAATGAAATTGCCATTATTTACTCCAATAGTGTATCTGCCAACGGGCAGGGACCATCATACTTGTATCAAGATGTGTCATGGCAGAACCATACCACTTCTCTGGGTCTGGTGCAATGATATTACCTCTACCATTTTGCAACCAAGCACCCCACCAACTGAATGAACTGTTAGCTATTATACCACCAGAACACAAAGACATCAAGCATAAGTCAACTTGTGGTAACAAAGTGTTTTGCATCTTACCTGTACCATCTATAGTCTGATATTCATATCGCTCAGGATTATCATTGAAGATAAACCTATCGTTGTCAAAGAATGATTGATTCTTACACCATTCTAAATCATCTGTGAATACAAAACATGGAGTGTCTGGACTCCAAAATTCTAAAGCAGTTTCAAAATATGAGAGCGGGAGGATTGGGTGGAATTCTTCTCTTCCAATATTATCAGATTGACGAATATGAATGAAGATAGGAGAAGAACCCAAACTGGATATGAATTCCTGACAAGGCTCAAGAAAATCTTTTTTAAATGTGAAATCTTCACGGATCTGATCTGCAATGTGAACAAAGTAATCTTCTGTTTGAAGGTAGGCATCTATGTTGACACCATCTGTACAATAAAATAAACCATCATCAAAAGCATGTGTTTTTTCTTTGACGGTCATTGCATCATTGAATCCTAGATTCTCTGGTTTACAATGTTTCATTTCAAAGGTATCAAACAATCCATAGTTATCCCTATGGTTACAATCTGGTGGTGGAATCATCCACTGATATTGATTGTAATTTGCAATCCCTCGAAGAGAGGCATACTGGAACATTTGATTTCCAAGTCTACCATTACTACCAAGGCGATTATAACTAATCGTCAAAGATCAATCCTCCATGTTCTTTCATGTGCTTCACTACGACCCTTCACGAAGATAATATTATCTCCATAATCTTCTTCTAGTTCCTCTTGATATTCCTCAATGACTTCATCAATCTCTTGAACATATACTCTATGCCCGTCCTTTAGTAGATCTTCTACTAGTCTAAGTCTTGGACTTTCTATTACAAGATCACATCCTATCTTATAACCAATGCTGTCAATGAAGAAGGCAAGACCTTCTGTATTTCTTTCAACGCAGTAGTTTTTAATGAAGTCTGCGTGTGCCTCATTGAAATCATCAGTTACTTGTGGAAGACTATACTTAAGACCAACCTTATCTGCATAGTATCCTAAAGCACGGTTGTCACGAGGTAGACAAGGCCCACCAAAACCTAAACCATAATTCAAATACTTAGATCCTATTCTACTGTCCGCTCCAATAGATGCAAGAATATTTTTAATCTCATCACCACACCCAGAGTTGTATAGAATCTGACCCATCATATTAGCATAACTTATCTTGTAAGTTAGGAAACAATTAATACCGATCTTTGTAATCTCAGCAGCAGTATTAGACATGGAATAGAAGTTGACCTGACTATCCATGAATGAAAGATAGATCTCTTTGATCTTTTCAAATCCATCATCATCTCTACCACCACACAGAATCATATCTGCATTTTTCATGTCTCTGATAATCGTGCCTTGTGCCACAAACTCAGGACTATAGAATACACTTATACCTCTTCCTTCTAATTTCTCATCTACCTTATCAACAAAGCCTGGATTTGTAGTACAACCTATAATAAATTTCTTGCCTTCCAGATTAGGTGCTCTGAGCAAATCACATACCACACTATCAACTAAACTACAATCATAACTACCATCATCTAAAGAAGGAGTAGGAACAAAAGTAAAAATAACATCAGAAGATTTAATAACATCTTGATTGTTAGTGGTAGCTCTCAGATGTTTTGACTCCATCAAGAGTTCTTCTACATCTGGTTCGTTACTGAATATTTCTCTAGCATTTATTTGTGCGACATAACTTGGTCTTACATCAGAAACATAAACATCATGACCAGCAGACTCAGCGAGAAGAGCGAAACAAATGCCTAGTCTCCCTGCTCCGATTACACCGATTTTCATTGTAAAATTAAACCTCTAGTTTGTACGTTGGAATAGGATCCATTTTATGTTTGTTTTGTGTGTAGAACTTTTGAAGTGCTTCTAATCCAGGCCCTGCACCTGTCTCCATTGCCTCTTCTAATTGTTCGTATGATGCACCAATTTGATCTTCATCATTTCTACCATCTTCCCACAGACCATCTGTAGGTGTAGCAGTAATGATCTCTGGTATCACTCCGAGTTCTCTTCCGAGTTCTCTGACCTCCGTTTTATAAAGGTCTGCAAGAGGGGCGATATCAACACCACCGTCACCATACTTAGTATAAAAACCGACTCCATAGTCCTCCACTTTGTTACCTGTACCCACTACTATACCACCTACATTAGCAGCAACATGATATAGTGTCACCATTCTTAATCTGGATTTAGTATTGGCCTTCGCCATTGGGTGTCCAGTATACTCCATTGTAAATTCTTTTGTCAAGTCTGTCATCAACTTAGCGTAAGTTTCCGAAAGATCTGCTTTCAATCTTTTTACATTAGGATAGTTACATTCTAACCAGTATAGATGAGAATCTGATAGTGTCTCTTGATCTAAACTTTGGTTAAGTGGCATCCCTATTGCATAAACTGGTCTACCAGTCTTTGCTGCAAGAGTAGAAGACACGGCAGAATCTATTCCACCAGATACTCCTACTACAAAACTTTTTACGTTGTTATCATTGGCATACTTACATAACCATCCGACTACATCTATGGCCAATGATCGATAATCTTTTACTCGATTCATTTTTTAGTTGCTAGAATTACAGTGTTCTCATAATCACGACCCACATCAAATGTGTAGTCCGCTTTGATTTTCTCTATAAAATCATTATAGTAGTTTTCATTGAAATTGACAAGGTTGTATATCATATACACAAACTTAGAGTTGGTAATTATCTTATCATAATATGCCATTTGTGTAGGCAAATCACATTCAGATAGAGCATAATTACTGATAAAAAGATCTACATCTTTGATCTCTTCATACTCTGTACATGAAATACAAGTTACCTTATCTTTTAGATCAGGAAACTGATCCAAATACTTTCTTTGTAAAGCAGATACCTCTGGTAGATCTATCAAAACATATTCATCAAACTCACATACCTTACTTAACACTCTACACAATCCGCCATAACCACCACCTACTTCTACTACTTTACCAACAGGAGCACCATCAAGTAAAAATCCCATCTCAAAAGTATTCTTCATATACCTGAGAGTGGTGGGAGAAATCTGACCTTCCATGCCTGGATATACATGTGTCTCTGGATTACCAATCTTATCATTCTCTTTGAACGCCTCAAGATTATCCCACACTGCATCTTCATTCATATCCTTACAGATATTAAGATAGGCTTGTCCTTGATCCTTGAGTACATGTTCTAAAATAGTTTTATACTTAGGATTAGATTTGAAATTTGCAAAGGCATCATCAGATGCTACAGCCTCTTTACATGCTTCAAGATATTCTACGGCAATTTGATCTTCTGCTTGCCATCCACTACGGTCATCTGTGACAGTAGTAGCAGATACGTCAATGATTTCGCTCATTTTAATTGTGGTTTTTGTTGTCTAAGTGGGTCTAGTTGATAGAGATAATTTCCATACATGTAATCCTCTGCGACTCTCATACACTGAGCAATCTCAAAGTTTTCTTGTATCACATCTTTCTTGGATTCATAATACTCTGGTGTGAGTTTTTCCCAAGGAATATTAACCCAAGGTGCAGCTGATTCTAAAAAGATTATACCATCTGGATTAAAATATTGTGCAACACCAGCCGTTCCATAATATACTGGTATTGTCCCACAGGCAAAACAATCTGTCAACTTCTCAGTGAAGTATGTGGGATAGTTTGCGTTCTCACAAGCAAAGGAGAACATGTAATCTTTTAATCCTGTGGACTTTTCTTTCAATGGTAACTCATGTGTCAATCCCCAACCATATAGATCTTCCTGTCCAAACTTATCTACAAATGCCTGAACAACTCTGAGTCTACGGCGATGTCCTTCCGTGTATCCTTTGTTGGATGCGATCATAGATACCAGTTTTGATTTCTTATAAACGGCTCTATCCATAACCCAAGGAGCAGCATTAGACAAACAATAAAGAAATTTACCATCAGGGCCAGCCTCAGTTGTGAGTCTCTGATCAGCAGTAAAGATCCCATCAACCCTACTAGCAACAAAATCATAATTTTCTTCTATAAATTTATATTGATCTGGAATAATTTCTCTTGATTCTAACAACCAAATAAATTTAGGTTTATCAGAATCATCTTCTAAAACTTTAAGTGCTTCTCCATTTACATATAGATTTACTAGACCAGTTCCATTACGAATCCATCTAGTAAAAACAGATCTATTATTCGCTGATGTGGATGGTTCTAGAGAATCATTACAGAACAAATTTATTGGAAACTTTTGATCAGGACCAAGAACAGGAAAGTCCATACCGCCTGGATTTTGTTTTGCTTTTTCAACTGCAAGTTTAAGTGCTTCAGCCTCAGCATCATACTTATTCATAATCCTTTTTCATCTCCTCAAATACTTTTTTCAAACCTTCTTTAACCGAGGTAG